GTATCAGTACGCGGCATACTAAAAACTAATCCCGCTATCACTTATAAGATTTTGATAAGTAAACATTTGTGAACCGCGAATATTTGACTCTTCATAGTTAGATTGAATTTTAATACGGTCAGATATCATCTTTTCGTATTTCATCATGTAGTTATTTGCAAGTTCTTCATCTTGAAGGTCTTCAAAAGCACGTGCTAGTATTCCGTAAATAATAGGCTCTTGAAAGTAGCTATCAATAGAAGGGTTAACTGATGTAGAAATGTCAGCAAATGTTGGGTAGTACTTAATTGCAATACTAGTTAAAGTAGAAGGGAAGACCTTTAGTGTTCCACCCTCAACTGTCATAGAGCGGTTAAGTGTTTTGTTGTCAAAGTCTTCAATAGAGATTTCCTCATATGTATTATTAGATGAATCCAATCCTGATCCATACAAAGTACCAAAAGAAGCAGGTAGTGTACCAACACCATTACTAAGAGCTACAGTTGAAGATAGTATCTGACTATTAGGAAATACACGCTTGTATATATCTTGCTGTGTTAAATTAGCATAGATAAGAAGCGTTGTGTCTGTTAATATTTCACTTGTTTGCTCTAGTAGTTTTGCACGTGCTAAAGCAATAATTTGATTGGTTGTCATAATATATATAAGGCTTGTTTATAAACCTATCCCCACCCTCAAGAGAGGGCAGAAGAGATTTACAATGTCGGTTATGACAATGTACATCGGAGAACAGCTCCACGAGCACGATTCCCTTGGAAAACTTTTCGTCCGTAAACGAGAAGACCTTTACAAGTAGAAACGAAACTGTTTGGATCTGCTTCTGATGGAACAACAGAAGTTTTCATGATTTGGATTGCTAGAGAACAGAAGTCCTTTGTTCCAGCAACAAACCAGTAACCAGTAGAGTTATCACCAGCAACAAGTTCTGAACTCAATATTTTGAATCCAGCGATTGAACCGATAAGACCCTTTGTTACAACATTGTTGTAAGCGTTATCAACAGCAGGTATAAACTCTGGAGCTTGTAGAAGAACTCCTTCAGTAAGAGAGTTTACAACTAGGAAACGTCCTTCTTTAGGAGCAAGAGCTTTTCCAAGAGCTGTACGAAGAGCTACAATTTGTGAGTAGATGTTTGACTTGTTGATTGCTACAGCAGTCGCACCAGCGATTGTGTAAGCAGCACCTGATATAACACCACCAGTGTAACCAGAACCTGAAAGGTCAGTAACAGTGATAGAAGTTGCAGATGCAAAAGCAGTAACTAGATAAGATACAGTGTGACCTGTAGCTTTAAGGTATCCACCAACCATAGCGGCAGTAAAAGTAGTACCTGTACCTGTTACAACACCAGTAGAAGCTGCAATAGATACAGTTCCAGTAGCGTATGAAGTACCAACTACGTTTGCAACTTGATCAGCAGAAGCTGATTGTCCAACATTCTTTGCCATGTAAGCAAGGATGTCAGTATCAATAAGTTCAGACATGTTGTCTTTAACTTCACCAGCGTATGAAGTGATAGCTGGGATGTCATTTTGAATTTTATCGATGTCATCAACACCAAAAGAGAAATACTTTTGTTGGTCAACAACTAGATCTTCAGATGTAGGGTTAAGATCTTGTTTAACAAGAGCTTGACCTTTAGTGTAATTAGAGAGAGAAACACGAGCAGCAGTACGAACACGAACTCGGTCGCCAGCTTCTTTTATTTCACCGTCGTAATCAGTATTTGTGATACTTTTATATAGAGTATCGTTATAAAGCAATTCAACCAATTTAAGTGAAAACTTTATTGGAGTGAATGCAGCTAAGTTATTAGGCATTTAAATTTAAAAAATTAAGTAAGTAATGAAGTATAAAAAAGTAGATACTTACCTAATAGGGGGTTTAATCCCTAGAGCTTCCCAGATTCAAGGTCTGCGTGATATTCCTTAGCATGTTTAGCAAATTCAGCAGGATTTGATTCCGCCATTCTTTGCCAATCTTCTATAGATCTTGTGGATTTTGCAACTCTGTCGCCACCAGTTGATCTCTCTAAGTCAACACGCTCTTGTCTGGTTCTTTCATCTTCAGCACCCATCAAACGAGCTTTGTCGAAAAGATAAATCTTAGCTACATCGTCCAGTATTGAATCAATATTCTCTGGAACATTATTAGCATTGAAATATTTTTGTTTGAACTCTTCTTTAGAGCTAGCAAGTTCAGGGTATTTAGAAGTCACTGAATCAAATGCTCCATTCCATTTACTTTCATTAAACTGCTTTCTAGCAAAGGCGATAGCTGGATCTTTATAGATTTCATCTTTCGTTTTACCTGTGATAGCGTTTGTGTATGCAAGTAGGTTGGCTTGTGCATCTGCATCTAGGTCTTCAAAGCCTGGATATAGGTTTTCTACTGTTTGAGGATTCCCAACTAATTCCTCGGCCTGTAGCTTTTTAAGTTCTTCGTTTTCATGATATAAACGCTGAGCTTCTTTAGCTGATTCTGCAAATTTTACTTTGTAGTCAATTTCAGGTTCGGCATCCTGATTGGTTTGAATAGTTGTCTCTATTTGATCGACTTGTTCTGGGTTAGCACCTTGTTGTACGTCCTGAATGTCTTTATCGAAATTGTCTATTGACATGATCTTTTTTCTCTCCCGTCCTATCCCTAGGGTTTGGGTTGATTATTAAAAAGTCTCAAGTTTTTAACGAGGTGCTTGATAGCCCTCCGATTATTATTTTTCTAACATCTGCTTGATAGCAGCTTCCGTCATCTGTTTTTCAACAAAAGGTGACGCCAGAAACTTCTCTAAGCGAATTAGAAAGTCTAATTTCATTTTTAAAAATATATCTTCTCTTGTTTTAAGAGACGCAGTAGAAAGTTTATTGATGGTCTCACTTTTTTCAATAGATAGAAATTGATTTACATCTTCGTCTGTTAACTTTCTTCCTGAAAGAGCAGACTCCCAATCTTTGTAAGTTCTTTGTTCTTCTAGTGTAAGTTCTGAATAATTACTTACGCCTACTTTTTTTAGAAAATCTCCTAGTATACTCATAATTAAACTCCCATTGGATTAAGTGCTTTCGCGTTAGTATCTTTTGTACTGTCTTGTGGATTGTTAACCATTGAAGGTGCATCTTGCATAGCATTTAGAGGAGCAGGGGAGCTTTCTTCCATTTGCATGACAGTAGCCACTTCTTCAGGACTCCAACCCATAAGCTCTATTTCTTTTCTTTTAGCAATCTTGATTGCTTCAGGATTGTTAGCAAAAGAGTTTTTGATATATTGAATCTTTTTGAGGTCAAAGTCAGAAGCATCATTTTGTTCTGCTGCTGTTACAACCTGACATTCATATCCAATAGGATTTTTCCAATCACTAGGCATAATTTCTTTAGAGAAATATTTACCATTACCACCTTTTTTAAAGAGGGTAATAGAACCTCGTGAGTTCTCTTTCAATAGTTCATAAAAAATAATCCCTGATTCTTTCCATGCTCGTCTGTAGTTTTTAGAAACAACCTGATTACGGCCTTGTGATTGCTTGAAAGACATTTGCGTCTGTCCAAGAGTTGCATTAGCTTCAACTTCTCCACGTTCTGTGGGTGTTTGAGCAAGAGAAGACTGAATAAGGTCTTTAAGCCATGAGATTTGCTGTGAGGTATCACCGAGAGGGTTAATAGTCATTTGTTGAACTATCTCTCTTGGATCTCCGGGAACTCCATACATTCCAAAGGGTTTTGGATCAAAAGCACGTGGTTGAAATGTTCCATTAAGAGTATTAAAGAAGTACATTCCAAAGTTACGGTAGGTACGGTTCTCTAAGTCTTGAGAGATATACATGTTTGTAATCTTGTTAAAGGTACGAACATTATCAGCAATACCATCAGACCAAATGTCATTGATGTCAGGGTCTGATGCCCAAGTAACAATAGGGAGCATTGAGATACCAATAGCTTCTTTAAGGGGTTTGTTAGAAAGAACAACATTATCAGTAGCAATAGTTATAAGGTGTCTTACAAAACGATTTTCTTCTTTGTTCCAGACCATTTTGTAGTCTTCATTGATTTCAATAAGAATATCGCCCGAAATAAAGTCATCATAATTCTGTACACCCAGAGATTGCAGACGAGCTATTTTTGATTCATAGCTTTCTTGGTCTCCTTTAGCCTTCAAAATACCTTTTTTTGATTCAAGAAATTGTTTTAGTTGATTTTTTCCTTCAGCTGTATAGTTTTTATTTGCTAGTATTTGTCTGAGAGAACGAAAGATGTGTGTGTGAATAACATAGTCAGCACTGTTCAGGTCTAAAACGTTAACCCTTGGGTCAATTTCCATATCATATGGATCTAAAACATCACAAAATATTTCATTCTTTGCAAAACCCCATTTTTTAAATGATCGTCCTTGCAAACCGACAACTTTTTTATCAATATTGTCTATGATGTCTAGTCCAAGTCTGTCATAATAGTATGACCAAAGTTCATTAAGAATAATTTCACCAGTTTTATCAATATCTGATTGACCACGAGTTTCAAACTTCATTAAAGGAGCTTCGTCTATTTTAGAAATCCATGTTTGAATGGTATCTCTAATGATAGGAACGTTAATAGGCTGTCTTTGAGTCAGTCTATTTGTGATAACTTTATCTCGATAGAGAAGATAGTTTTCGTTCCATTGATTGAAACGTCTTTCTTTAAAATCTTGTGAGGCTTTCTTATCTGCTAGGTGCTGGGCTATTATCGTGGCGGAATCTTGCATAGTTATTGTACACATTATAACACATTACTTGACAAGTGTCAATAAATATGTTGTAGTTTAATAACCAAAATCAGGGTACATTGGTTGTACACCTTCTGTTTGATAACTTCTTGTATAATTGTTTACTTGAATAGGGTTTTGTGGAAGTTGCCACACAGCTAAGGCTAGAGACATTATTCGGTCATCATGCTTATTGTCTGGTACTTGCACTGTTACATTGCCACTAGGAGTAAGTTCATATTGAGCAGAGCGAAGTTCGTCTAAGAGTTCTTCATCATCTGGAATCTTAATCTTGTCTTGTTCTAACAGCATTTGAAGGTTCTTTAATAAGTCCATTCTAGAACGAACATTAAACCTAAACGGTTCTATATTTATTCCTCTAGCATACAAGTCATCATAAACAGGTTCACCTACACCGGTTGAGTCAATTATTATTTTACCTCGATTGTGTTTGATATAAGCAAGTTCAATCTTAGCTTTTTGTAAGTTGTAATCCATTTGATTAAAACTATCTTGCTTGATAAGGTGAAAATCATTTAAGTTGAAAGGAGAGATGACAGTAAAGTCATTGTATTTAGCAAGGTCTACGCCTATTTGATACATTGCCAAATCTTTAGGTTGATATTCTTCTACTTTGTAGGTATTCTCAGTAATTCTTTTAAAGAATCCAGTACCTCCTTCAATAAACTTACAGTAATATTCTTGATAGAAAATATCTATAGGCATACCTATCTTTTGTTCTTCAAGAACCTCTTCTGACAAAGCCTTTGTATCTTCGACAGTTAAAACTTGAGTAAACCAAAACTTGTTTTTTTGTGCTGTTTTAAGCATGTCATATGCATGATTCATCCCTCGGGGTGTCATAATAAATACTGCCCAACCATCATTTTCAGCTAAAATAGGAGAGATAAAATTCCACACTTCTTCTTTCATAAGAGAGTATTCACTAAAGACCACCCCAATAGGATTAGTTCCCACAATACGGTCAATGTTGTCTGCTCCGACCATCTGCAAAATAGATCCATTAACAAGTTCAACAATCATATCTGCTTGGTTGATAGTTTTAACAATCTCTTTAGGGAAGTGATCAAGAAAACGAAATCCTGTTTTATCTGCTCCAGTCCAAATAACTTTTTTAGCTTGTGAATAGGTAGGAAGAAAGTAATAATAAGTCCCTACACGTTCCATCATCTTTTTAGGTAGGTTAGCAAAAATTGTTTTATCTTTACCTGAACGTCTGTGAGCTACCCACAACAGTCGTTTAATACCACTATCCCATGCTTTTAAGATAGGTAGTTGATAGTGACGTGGGGAGTATTTGTGAGGCAGGGTTATTTCTGACATTTAATTCCCATAACAGTTGCCATTGAAGCATTTATACCTGCGTTATATCTAATATGCTCATCTATTTTGGGAGAATTAAGTTTTTGTTTTTTTAAAGCATCGTATACCTCTTTAAGTATAAGATTTCTGTGCAGGCAATTAATCTTGTTTAAAAAATATTTAATCATTTATTTCTTCTCCTGTTATATCTATTACGTCTGCCTGCTTAGGTTGTTCAATAAGTTGGTCTGTAGCCATGTCTGCATAATTAACAGCTTTAATGTTCACTTGTCCTGAGACTTTCTGGTCAACAGTGGACTTAGTAGAATATCCTTCATCTTTACCAAGAGTGGTAGCCATCATTTTTGAAATGTCAGCAACTAGCTTAGCTTTATCTATATCAATACCTGTTATTTCTCCTGTTACTTCATCCAATTTAGAGTAGTCAATATCTAGAATTCTATCTAAATTACGCTCTGCTTTTGAAAGCATATCTTTACGCTTGAGTTTGATAAACTTTTCTTTAAACCAAAGTTGGTTAGTGATATTAGCGGCGGTGGTTTCAGAATACCCAGCTTGTCTAGCTGATTCGGCTGCATTTTGTTCTCCACTCATCCATCCTTTTAAAAATATCTCCCAACAAATAGCTTGTCTGGGATCAGGGTTGTTTTTACTTGCTTTATATGGGTTCTCTGGAGCGTATGGCTTTCCATTTACACGTACACGCGTGTCAACATCTCCTTCTTTTTTCTGTTTAGGAACGTAGTCTTCAGGTTGCACTTTACGAACTGGATTCTTGGCTCTCGATGGTCTCTTGTAGTCCTCCTTCTTTATTAGGTTGGGTATCTGATCCCTCGGTATTCTGTGTATTGGTACTTTGTTCATCTTTCTTTATAAAAACTTCTACTGCATCTGCAATAATTTTACTTTCTGCTAACTCAAATGCACCTCGCTTGTTAGCGATAGTGACTGATTGTATTAAAATCTCTAGTGCTTTTTTAGTTTCCATTTATTTACTCTTCTTTAAACTATTTTTAATAACTTCATTTGCATTCTTTAATATACTTAAAACCTGCAAGCCAAGAACAGAAGTTTTAGGAATTGTTGATTCAAGCACTTTGTACTGTTCTGTTTCTTTGTCTAGTATTTTTACAATTAAACAAAGCTTCAATTTACCTCCAACTATCATTTCTTCTATTGTTATAGAATAAGGCTTAAGCTCCATATTATTTACTGTCATTTCTTTAGTCATGTGTACACATTATACCATATATATAACATAGTGTCAATAATATTATACAATATTTACTCATAACTATAACACATATTGCTTGACATAGCATAGTATTTATGTTATAATAATAAAAGTTGAATATGAATTTGTCCTGGGGGTTATCTGAGGGACGTTAAACCAAGTCAGA